ATCTCAGGAATCGCAGCACCATACAACGTGGACGCAACCGTCTCCGACGGAACCACCGTTCGCATTTTGCCGGGCGCCCTCCCAACCGAAGGCAAAGCCCCACGACTCTTCATGTACCACGACGCATCCCAGCCAGTAGGCGTTGTCACGGAGCGCGTAGACACTCCAGAAGGCATGCTCTTCACCGCCAAGATCAGCGCAACATCTCTCGGAAATGACGCGCTCGTTATGGCCGGCGACGGCACTATTGATCAAGTCTCAGTTGGGATTAACCCAGTTAAGTTCTCGTACGACGAAGACGGAACTATGGTTATTGAGTCTGCTATTTGGCAAGAATTGTCGCTTGTCCCCATAGGAGCTTTTGGAGACTTTGCACAGATCACCAAAGTCGCGGCCAGTATCCACCAGCCCGAAGAAGAAATCAGTAATAATGAAGAACAAGAACCTCAACAGGAGAACCCAATGTCCGAATCAGTAGCAGCACCAGTCATCGAAGCCACCATCCCAACCGCTTCTCTTCCAGCAGTACCGAAGCGCAAGTTTGATCTTCCAACCCCCGGCGAATACATGGCAGCAATGCACATCGGCGGAGAAACATTCCGCAACGTTGCAGCCGCAGCGCACGACTACATGAAGTCAAAGCAGACCGCACTACAAGCAGCGGCAGGCGACATCGTCACCACCGACACTCCGGGCCTCTTGCCAGTACCAGTGCTTGGGCCAGTCTTCCAAGACCTCAACTTTATTCGTCCAGTTGTTAACGCAATCGGCGCACGCGCAATGCCAAACGGCGGAGCATCAAAGACGTTCATTCGTCCAACGATCACTACGCACACAAGCGTCGCTGCACAGTCAAGCGAACTTGCCGCAGCATCCGCAACCACTATGGTCATTGCGTCTAACACCGTCACGAAGACAACACTTGCAGGCCAAGTAACTCTTTCCGTGCAGGACGTCGACTTCACAGATCCGGCCAGCCTCCAGATAATCCTCAATGACTTACTCGGCGAGTATCTTATTGCGAGCGATAACGTCGCAGCAGACGCAATTACATCTGGCGCATCGGCATCAGGCTCGACATGGACATTTAACAGCACCGATCCATCCACATTGTTTGCCGCACTATATGACGCAGCAACTGACATTTTGACCGCAACAAACTTCTTGCCAGATCATATTTTTGTCAGCCCGAACGTATGGAAATTGCTCGGCCAGCAGTTGGACGGAGACAAGCGAAGCGTGTTTCCATACACCGCAGCAGCAGGACTCATGGGCGTCAATGCACCCGGAACCGCAAACATTACCCAGATGAACACGTTTAACCCGTTCGGCCTTAACCTTGTTGCAGACAACAACTTTGCATCAAACACAATGGTCGTCGCACGTGGAACCGCAATTGAGTTCTACGAACAGATTCGCGGCTTGATGTCCGTAGAGTTGCCATCCACATTGGGTCGAAACTTCTCGTACGCAGGCTACGTATCAACGTTCATTGCAGACGCAGACCAAGTCAAGTCCATCATCGTCAGCCCATAATCGGAAGGTAGGCCCTAGTAATGGCCACCTATACGGTCACCAACAAGTACCTCATAGACGACTTTGCCGTCCTCCAACTTCTCACCCCGACGGAGTTGGAGGTCGGCCAGTCAATAACGGTCGCAGCAGTAGACGCCACATTTAACGGCACCTACACAATCCGCGCTCTTCCGCAATATTTGTTTGAGGGCGTAGACACCGAAGGCGATCTTCTCTACGACGCCAACATCCCAATCGCTAACCAAGTTCTCTACGCAAAAACGGCCGCCGATGTTGAGCGAACCGCAGCGTCTGGAACTTTGACATCAACCCCGACTTGCACGTGGGTCACGGCCACCGACATTGAAGACTGGTTGGGCATCGGTACGGCCACCGCAGCCGACGCCACATTCCTCACCATTTGCGCCTCTAGTTCTTCGCAGTTCTGCTGGCGTCGACGTATGGAAGCCGGCTATGTCGACTCCCTTACGACCGTCCCATCGCAAGACGTCAAACTTGGAACGATCATGTACGGCGGCGCGTTGTACCGTCAGCGCGGATCCATGGATTCCTTTGCATCTTTTCAGTCCATGGGAACCGCTCCCGTCATGGGCCTTAACGGAATGATCCGCCAATTGTTAGGCATTGACCGACCGCAGGTTGCCTAGTGCCAGTCCCGACCTACACCGATCTATTTAATGAGGGCTACGACGACCTAGTCGCCAAACTCCAAACCGTCGTAGGGCTGCAAGTAGTCAACGATCCGCGCAACATCGTCCCGCCATGCGTGTTCGTAAACATTGACTCAATCGACGGCTTCAACTACAACATCGCCAAACTCACTTTTACACTCCAGATCGTGACGCTCGGCCCGGGCAACCTAGACGCCCAGAAGTCGCTGCTTAACATGCTCGCTCAGGTATACGCGCTCAACATCGGCATTATCTCAGGCCGACCCACAAACGTCGACATCGGCGGATCCATGCTGCCGGCATACGAACTCACCGTCGCAACCCAAGTCCAAACGGCGTAATCCACACCTAACGCCCGAAACTATGTCAAACTAAAACCACTACTCAAGGAGCAATCATGGCAACCTCAACTATCCTCTCAAATCCAAAAGTCGTAATCGCAACCGTTGACCTTTCAGACCAATGCACGGCCGCAACTTTAACCCGCACCATTGAAGCGCTCGAAGACACCGCGTTTGGATCCACGGCACGCACCTACACAGGCGGCCTAGAAAACAACGAACTTACCGTCACGATGTACATGTCCTACGCAGCGACTGAAACCTACGCGACACTTTCTACACTTGTCGGAACAAAGATGACCGTCATTGTTAACCCAACATCCGCAGTCGACTCGGCAACAAACCCCGGCTTTACATTGACAAACACCTACCTAGAAGCCTTGCCAGTAATTAACGCATCGCTCGGCGAGTTGCAAACTGTAGACCTAACCTTCACAGGCGGAACCTACAGCGCAGACGTAACCAACCCATAATCACGGCCGTCCTCGGCCCGACACAAGGAGAACCATGAAGATCAAACTCAGCCTTACGCGCGGCGAAGTAACCGAACAACTATCCACAAACCTCTTCGTCATTGCCGAATGGGAACGCCTAGAGAATCGTCGAGTGTCAGACGGACGCGGCATCGGTGCATCAGATCTCGCGTGTTGGGTACACACGTTGCTTACGATCAAGGGTGAGAAGCTTCCAGCGTCATGGCGCGAATGGCTTAAACAAAACCCAGACATCGAGATCGCAGCGGAGGACGCAACCGATCCAAACCCTACGGACGCGGCTACCGCCGGCAACTAGCCGAACTGGTAGTCGCGACGGGATGGGCTCCGACGTTCTATGCGGACTCGTTTGACTCACGCGACCTACAAACAATCATTAGAGTCCTTAATGACCAAAACAAAAAAGGACACAAATGAGAGACTCAGCCGGCGGCATTGAAGCACGGATAGAAGTATTCGGCCTAGGTCAAGCGCTCAAGGATCTCAACAAGATCGATAAAGCACTTCGGCGCGACATCACTAAGGACTACAAGCGCGTAACGTCTGGGCTTGTCTCAGACATCCAGTCGGCCATCCCGTTGAACTATCCCCTCTCAGGCTGGCAACGCCAATGGAATCTACGTGGCCAATACGAAGTCTTCCCATGGCCAACCGACCATTCCGTCAAGGCCTACATCAACACCAAAGCGCCCAAAGAAGTATTTGGTGGCAAAGTAAACCTCTCGACCTTTGCCGTTAAATGGCTCGGCTCCGCCGCCGCCTTCTTCGACTTCTCCAAAAGTAATCAAATGGGCGCCGCACTAACAGCCAAATATGGTGACCCGTCGCGAGTAGTGTGGAAACAGTACGAAGCAAATAAGAGCGATCTTGAAGTAGAAATGGCGCGAATCGTTGACCGCGTCGGAGAAGCTTTGAGCCGCGATCTAAGCGCAAGGTAAACCCATGGCCGTCATTCTCCCAATCATCTCCGAATACGATCCCAAAGGCGCTAAGAAGGCGATCGCGCAATTTAAGCAACTAGAAGGCTTCGGAGCCAAGGCAAACTTTGCAATCAAAAAGGCCGCAATCCCAGCGGCCGCAGCGATGGCCGGCTTAGGCGTAGCCCTTGCAGGCGCAACCAAAGCGGCAATGGAAGACGCGGCCGAACAAGCCAACCTTGCGCTTGTAATGGGCAACGTCACAGGCGCATCAAAAGAACAAGTCGCCGCACAAGAAGACGTCATCGCGGCAATGTCGAGAGCGTCTGGCACAGCAGACAGCGAACTCCGTCCAGCCTTCCAAGCGCTGCTAGTCGGAACCAAAGACATCACGGAAGCAAACAAGACGCTTGCGCTTGCTCAGGACATCGCACAAGGCTCAGGTAAGGATCTAGCAACCGTCTCAGATGCACTTGCCAAAGCGTACGGCGGCAACTTTAAGGCGCTCGGACAACTCTCCCCAGAAATCAAAGCCATGATTAAAGACGGCGCCACGCTTGACGACGTCATGAACGTCCTTGGCGGAACCTTCGGAGGAGCGACGGCCGCAGCCGCAGAAACCGCCGCAGGCCGCATGAAGATCCTCAAGAACTCGCTAGACGAAACAAAAGAGTCAATCGGCGCTGCACTACTTCCAGCCGTAGAAGCCATCCTCCCCGTAGTGCAGAAGTTTGCAGACTGGGCACAAGACAACCCAGGCGCATTCCTAGCCATTGCCGGCACAATCGCCGCTATCGCTACAGCGATTATGGCCGTCAACTTTGCAATGGCGCTCAACCCGTTCTCACTTATCGCAGCCGGCATCGCCGCACTTGTAGTCGGCCTAGCAATCGCCTATAAAAAGTTTGAGGGCTTCCGTAACATTGTTAACAGCGTCCTTAACTTTATTATTGGCGGCTTTGAGACATTGGCTAACACATGGATTAAAGCAATTAACGCGCTCATTAGGGCATACAACGCCATCCCGTTCGTTGACAACGTCTCGACTATTGAATCCATATCGCTCGGGCGCATTGGTGCAGCACAAGAAGTCGCAGAAGGCGGCATAAGCGGAGTACGCATGATGGCCACAGGCGGCATCGTGACCGCTCCAACGCTTGCCATCGTGGGCGAAAAAGGGCCAGAAGCCGTCATCCCACTAGACCGCATGAAAAACAACGGCGGACAAAACATCACCGTCAACGTCACGGGCGGCATCTCCACATCGGCAGACATCGGCCGCGCAGTTGTTAACGCCATCAAAGCCATGAACCGTGTAGACGGCCCAGCACAAATACAAGTCGCGTAATGGCCGCCACAATCGTTGACTCGGGATCCTATGATCTCCTGATCGACACGGGCTTTATCGTTGACGGCTTCACACTTGACGACAACGAAAAAGGCGTTCTTAATAACACCGAATACGTGCTCAACGGTACAACCCAATACGCATCGGTCATTGAGGGCTCTACAAACATCACCGTCACACGCGGACGCCGCGACATTGGCGACCAATTCACCGCCGGCTCAATGACTTTCAATTTGCTTGACGGCTACGCGGGCGGGGTGTTCAATCCGTTCAATCAGGATTCGCCATTTTTCGACAGTTCTAACGGTCAACCTGGACTTGCACCAATGCGAAACGTCATCCTTACGCGCGAAGGCGAAGAACTCTTTAACGGTTACATCATTGACTACACCTACGACTTTAACCTTGGCGGCCTAGACGAAGTCAACGTCGCTTGCGCCGACCGTTTCTATGTCCTTTCGCAGACATACATAGACGAATACAACGTCTCCGAAGAACTAGCCAACGTACGCATTGAAGCCGTGCTTGACCTTCCAGAAGTTAACGCATTCCAATTGCCGGGTGAACGCAACATCGAGACATCAAGCGTCCTACTTGGCGGAGCAGCCGCCTACACCGTCCCCAACGGAACATCCGTGGCCGCATACATGGCCAAAATTAACGAATCAGTCCAAGGCAGAATCTTCGTAGCACGGGACGGCGTGTTTACCTTCCAAGATCGAATTGGAACGACACTTTCCGCACCAATCGCAATTTTCCACGACGACGGAACCAACATCCCCTACGACCAAGTAGGCATATCATTTGAGGCAAACGAAGTCGTCAACCGCGCATCCGTAACTCATGCCGGAGCCACATCGCCAGAAGTCGCGGAAGATCTAGCATCTCAAGCGACCTACTTTATTCAGACCACGTCAATCTCCGACGCACTAGTGCATAACAACACGGCCGCGCTAGACCTTGCTACCTACCTACTTGTAGCCGAACCCACACCGCGCTACACGTCGGTATCCACGCCGTTCTCCACGCTTACAGACGCACAGCGCGACATTGTGGCCGTCATTGAGATCGGAACCACGATCAGCGTAGAGAAGTCCTTTGCAACTGGATTGACCACCACGCAACTAGCCCAAGAATTAGCCGTGGAGGGAATCCAACATCAGATTGACCTATCGTCTGGGCATCGGATCACGCTCTTTACAAGCCCCACCACGCTCGTCTACGAACTCATCCTTGACGATCTGGTATATGGCACAATAGACACAGAGAATGTCTTAGGATAGGAATCACTATGGGAGCAAACGCAGTTACTACAGTCCCCGTCTACGTGGCAGGAGAGGTGCTCACAGCATCCGACCTCAACATTACGAACTCTGGGATCCCCGTGTTCGCTACATCTGTCACGCGCGATGCGGCTTTTGGCGGGACTGGCGAAAAAGTACTTGCCGAAGGTCAATTTGCGTTTTTAGAAGATTCCAATACGACGCAATATTACGATGGCGCGGCTTGGCAGTCTGTCGGTGTTGCCCCGGGTCTTGTTTATTTAACTGGCGCAACTTTTACGGCAGCCGCAAGCGTAAGTTTACCGAACGGAACTTTCACGAGCACATACACAAATTATCGAATGCACTTTGTCGTTCAATCCGTCTCAACGACTTTGACATTAACTATGCGTATGCGCGCAAGCGGCACAGATAGCACGGCGGCAAGTTATTCTGGCGGAATATCAGGAATCATGAATACTGGTGGCTCGATAGCAATGGTAAACGACAACGACAATAAATGGTGGGTATCTGGTTCTGACGCAGGCAATCAAGGCGCAAAACTTGCTTACGACATTCTTGAACCAGAAGCAACACAAAAAACCGCTATTACAGGAACATTAGTAGGCGGCCAGCAAGCAGCGAACGGTTTTGGCGGGGCATCTTTTGGCGGCTTTTTTAATGCCACAACATCATTTGACGCGCTGTCAATTATTGCCAGCACAGGAAATATAAGCGGATATTACAAGGTGTACGCATATGTCAACAGTTAAACCAATAATCCAAATCGGCAACGAACAACGCGAAATGACTGACGCAGAGTTTGCACAATACCAAACTGATAGCGCCGAAATTCACGAATACAACGCCAACAAAATTGCTGCACGGCAATCAGTCCTTGACAAACTTGGACTCACCGCAGATGAAGCAATCGCGCTCCTGGGCTAAATATGCGGCGCTGCTCTTCATGGTTGCAGTCGTAGCGGCGGTGCTCAATGGATGCAGCAGCACAAGAGTCAACATTGAGCCGAACAGGTGCTTTACGCGGACGGCTTGCGATGTCGCCAGAGGATAAACACGCACGACTAATCCTGATCGTCGGCGTAACCATGTCAATCAGTTTTGCGGCCATCGTTCTTGGCTTCGTCTACGGCCTACTATTCGTAAACCAGCCTCTCGAACAGGCCCCAAATGACGCCGCCTTCATAGATCTACTCTCAACCGTTGTCGTATTTTTGACCGGGTCTTTAGGCGGCCTACTTGCGTCCAACGGAATGAAAAAAGCCAAACAGACAGGAGCAACAGATGAAACCCAGCGATAAGGCAATGATCTCTACCTACATCAACAGCGCCATTGCAGCAGCAGTCGCCCTGTACATGTCAGGCAACACAGATCCGAACGATCTACTCGGCGCGGCAATTGCAGCCGTAGCACCACTATTCATCGGCTACGTCAACCCAAAGAATAAGGCTTATGGCATCGGCAAAAACCCCGAAGCCTAAAGCCCAACCGCTCCCGATCGTCGGCGCTAGGCCGTACACGGGCAACACGGACGGCGCATCACCGAAGCGACGTGCCGGCATGGACGCCTTTATCAAAGAAGTCATCTGGCTCGCTCAAGGCGCCCTTTGGGATAACGGCTCCTATGGCGTAAGAAATATGCGCGGCAAAGAATCGCTCTCAGTACACGCAACAGGCCGCGCCGTCGATCT